TTATTACGCAGCCCCTCCAAGCATTATTTCTATACCACAGTACTTCGGGGCTATTCATCAAGCTGTCAAGCACATTGTTGAAACTCTCAGATTCAGGGTCGGTGTTTAGTACCCACTCGTTCGTTGTTTCTACATGGGTTACTTTCAAGCCACCCTCGTAAGGATTCAAAGCGAATGGTGTCGTTGAACCATCGGCTGTGTAGGCGTTGCCTCCCACTTGACGAAATGTATTGCGCGTTATCTTTTCGCTGTGGGTATGTTTAGAGTAGAACGTGTAGTAGTCCCAGCCACCTAATTCATTCCACCAAGCCACGCGCATAGCTTCGTATTTGCACTCAGGCTTTTTAGTTATCTTGTATTGCGTACTCGTTTCGTTTCCAGCCAATGTCGTACCGCTCGATGATGCCTGAACCGTGTAGTGTGTCCAGTTGGCATTGTTGCTTGGTTTCAAAGCTGTGGTAGCTTGGGCTTCAAGATTAGCTGGGTAAATTCCAAAATATACTAGAAACTGCGTTGCCGCATTTGATCCACCTGGTGTAATTGGATTGGTAATGAATCCGCTGTTTAAAGCTGTTGTTCCATTGTAATATGCAATGTGCATATACGCTGGGTTACTTGTCCACGGAGCGTTAGTCGTTCCATTAATCATAGCCACCACTCCATCATCAGTTTCTTGTGCTACTATTTCCTGTGGTTGAAACACAGACAGGAACTTAGCATTTGCATCATCCAGCAAATAGTTGTCGTAGTTCGTTGTGTCGTAAGCATTGTACACTGGGGTAAACGTGCCGTTCACGACATAAACTGTTTTTGTCAATGCCGCCGCTGGATACTCAACAGGTTCGCTATCTGCTGTTGAAGCGTATTCATAATAGAACTTCAAGTAGAACTTACGCAGGGCTTGACCATTGATTGCGAATGTCGTTGTGTTGTGCTTGTTATGGTCTTGAGCAGCATACGCTCTCAGGATGCCTGAAAAATCAAACACCCCACAGTCTTGTGAATTGGGGAGCTGTTTCAATTTAGCTACGACAACAGTAGATGCCCCTACAAGAGAAATCTGACATATGTACCTGAATTTGCTATTTGTAGGTAGACCACTGTCTTCAAATTCTACGTAGACTATTTTGTCCGCAGTGCCTAATAATGTAGGCGTGGGTTCTTGGGGAATTGTTACAGCCATTATATAACGATTTCAAATACGATTTCCTGTGGTATGTTTTTTTGAAAGAAGTGAAACACATCAGACGCATAAGCCAGTTCGATACGCTTCTGATATTTCTTAAACAATATAGTCATTGTGGGTTTAAAAAACGGAGTCGGCTCTATACCATGCATATATATCGAGCGACTAATAGTTTGGGCCATCTGATCGTATGACATGAATCTCCCTGACTTTGTGTTTCTCCATTGCTTTACGGGTTTGTCATTTATCCATTTCCTGATGGCTGGTCGCATCATACCTTTTGGCCCTGTCCCTGAACCAAACTTAAAAGGGCTGTTTGGGGCTTTCTTATTCGTGACAGCACCTTGTACCCCTTCTTCCACAAACTGCCAGTACGGAGCTTTGTCGAAATTGAAAACCAATGCGAATTCACGTTTGTTGATTTCGAAGGTGTGGTTCATAGACTTGCTCAGGTTGCCACTGGCATTCTTGCCTTCTTTGGCTAGAATCTTTTGAGCTTGTTTGATGACTGCATTCGCGTATTTTTCAAACTCCTTTTGCGTCCTATCCAAATCAACTTTATAGATTTCTCCATTGAGTTGAAATTGTAAATTAATAGAGGGCATCGCACAGGTTGCTTGGGCTTGGCAACCTCAACTCAAAATTGGCTGACCACCCTGTTAGACTATTGGTAAATCGAGCCGTAAATGGTTCGCAGGTGACAGGCATAGCGAATGACCATTCACTGGGTACAAAGTTGTTTTGTCCCGATTGAGCGAGATGAAACTCAGCTATAACATCCTGCATAATTCCAAGGGTATCGGTATAGACTTCTGTTACATAGTCGTGCTGAACCTCAAACACGACGGTAGCTACTACGACTTCATATGTGTAGCTTGTAAAAGTTCCCTCAATTGATGCTTCTGTAACTTGAGCATACAACAACGGGAACTTATCAATCGTGATTTGATTTATGTCTATCTCATCAACAGAGTGGGTATAAAAGCTCTTGAGCTGCTGATGGTTCGTCACTATTGTTTGGAACACATCGTTGATGTCGCTAACGGTTTGCATTGATGTTTATTTTTTGTGAGAGCGATTGGTCTTTTTCGTATGCCATAAAAGTAAATGCTTCTTCTACTAATATACGTGTAACCGATTGCATCTGTAAGATGTCACCGTTGGCAAGCTGATAGATAATTGCGTACCATCCCCACTTCTTGGTCATCTTATCTGGCTCTCCAGTAGATGTGAATAACGCTGCAAATTTTTTGCTAATTGTATCTCGATACGATAAAAAAAAACCACTGCGCCTATTGCGACATCCATTGGACATTCTCCCATTGCGTCTATCTTTATTTGACTAGGCGCATAGTCCTCAATCTCGTAGAGTTCTGACTTCTTCTTTGTGATTGGCCTGTACAATACTGCTAACACCTCTTGCAGGTTTTCGTACATACCTCCTTCAAGGTACGATTCTAGGTCGGCAAACTCACCTACCGTTAGTTCTTGCATATTGGGGATAAAACCGTACTCGACGTGTTCCATCGTAAAGTTGCGTTGCAATGAAAACTTGCTGATGTCGGGTTCTTGAAATAACCAAGTCAACTCACGGACGACTTTGTTTAAATCATCCATCATCATCCTATCAATCAGATCAGCTTCAGTGCCACAGAAGATTTCTAACACTTTCTTTATCGCTTCTCGATTGGATTCCTTCCCCTTCCATTTGCTCATCATCTGCTTGTATTGCCGTACTGTAATGTCGGCATAGCTTTCTGGTATAAGGAGTGTAACTTTCATGCGATGTAGTATTTACCAGTTTTACGGAGGAGTTTATTTAAACACACATAGCGAACAGCATCGACACAGTGATTCCACTCGTCCCTCGGCTGATTGAGTATGCGAGAATTTTTATCTGTCATCCACTTGTAGTTGCGAAACTCCTTCTGAGCATTGATGCTTGTGTCTTTGATATAAAGCTTGTAGCGACGCATCAAATCTATGCCTATCCTTACAGAGTCTGGGCCTTTCTTTGCTGGCTTAATATTGAAGTTCATGCGATGTATCTCTTCAATGCTTTTTGGTTCGCTACTATCTGCAATTATCTCTTCATGCCTAGTGAGTCCCAACTCCTGCAATTTGTGTCCTACATCACTATTAGTCAAACCACCACTGTACATAAACTCCTCAATGTACAAGGCATTGTCGTATTCGTAAACCTTGACCAGTGCCGATGGATCATTGGCAAAACCCCAGTCTAAACCCCATCCTAAAAACTTAGCGTGTTGTGGCAGTTCTGAATAGATGTCACTATGGAAGATGGTTTCTCTACTCATCCCTCGCTCACCCAATCCATAAACAGTCCAGTAGTATTCGTCTGTATCCTTGAGCCTTTCGATTTCAGCAATCGTTTCTTGGTTTAGAAACGGGTTGTCCTTGTATGTGGACTTATAAAACGATGCGTCATTACGTGGAATTACCTCATCGTAAATCCAGTGATATTCATCGGATGGGTTGTAGTCGAGAATGACCGATGGTGCATTTAAGTCGTGTGACGTTCGCAGCGTCAGTTGTCGATAGCTTTCCAGGTCTAGCTCGTTACATTCATTGAGAAAACAAAATTGTCGCTTAGAGCCGCGAATTTTTTGTGGTTGGTCAATACTGATAAACTCCCACGTATTTCCAAATAGGTTGTAAGTGTTATCCGTCTTGTTGTGGTTGCGCTCATCGTACCAGTCTTCCCTGTCAAGGATAAACATGAAGTCACGCAGTACCGATGCTCGTAATGAGGGAAACGATTTACGAACTACCGTGATCAGATAACCTGCGTTTTGATTGCGATAGCACCATTCGCACAGCACGGTAATTATCGAGAACGTCTTGCCACTACGAGTGCCACCTTGAAAAACAGCTATCCTACTCGTGCAGTTTAATAAATCGTAGTATGTCTTTGGCTGACGCATAAACAAAAATAGGGGTTAGACCCTACTTTCTCATTCTTCTGTTAGGTGCGTCTCATACGCTCCTGTCTTATCCAACACCTCATCGAACCAGCTTGGGGGTTTGGGTGCGTCGTTTACCGTCACCTCCGTTTCTGTCTGCTTAGGCATAAAATATGGCATCAATGAACTTAAAGCCTTCAGGTACTTCTCATCGCTCTCCTCTCGCAGAATAGCTAGGGAGTCCTGAATGTTTTGCATCTCGCCTTCCATGACTGTTACAAACAACTCACGTGCTTTGGTTGACACCTTGTCCTTTACACCCTTGCGTCGTCCGTTTGGGTTTCCACTTTGTCCTTTTTGAAATGGCATTCTATTGTTCTTTATTGTTCTTTGCAATGTCTATTGCCTCTTCATACATAAATATAGACTGAAATATCTGATAAGCCACTTGTGGTACTATGGCGTTTCCGTAGGCTTTGATGGATTCTCTTCGCCACTTTGAAAAGGTGATACCGTCCAGTTCTTGGGGAAGCCCATCATCTCCTCCACAAACAGGGGGGACAGTTGGGAACTCTTCCCACCTATCTGGAATCGTGTCGCTACTTCGTCGGACAAATTCCCCTTGCCTCTGTCTACTGATGCATTCGCTCGTTCCGCTTGCGCCGTGGGAGTTGGAAACATTCCCGATTCCACCACATCCCTCAACTTCACCCCCCATCGTTCTCCCTTCGCATTCTCTCGATAATACCCCTTCCCGTCGGTCTTCACGTTCTTCACGGCTGCGCCCTCTACGTCCGCTGTTCTCGGTGTTGGTAGCATATTTCCGTAAAGAATTTGACTCATGAGGCTGTTGTACTTCGTCCCGTTCCTGTATCCTTTCGTCTCTGCTCTCGCTCGCATCTCGTCGGGGTGTTCGCTCCTTTCGCTCGTTGTCGGAGTGAGCAACAAACCAAACTCTGTCTCTTCGGTGGGGGGCGTTGACGGCACAAGCTGGAAGTATAAACGGTTGTACGGAGTACCCACAAGCTTCCAAGTCAGTGCACACCTCTTCGAACACCAACCCGTTATTCCAAGAACATAACCCGCGAACGTTCTCGCCCACGACCCAACGGGGTTGACACTCTCGAATAATTCTAAGCATCTCTGGCCACAGGTGGCGTTCGTCTTGCTTTCCTTTTCGGAGTCCTGCAACGGAGTAGGGTTGACATGGGAAGCCTCCACTAAGGATATCAATTCTTCCAGCGTAAGCTGTCGCGTCAAATTCTCTGATGTCTTCATGTTGTTCGGCGTTTGGAAAGTGATGCTTTAGAACCTTACGCGGAAACTCTTCCCATTCGCAATTGAAGATGTTGTTCCACCCCATCCATTCGGCGGCAAGGTCGAAGCCTCCAATTCCTGAAAATAGTGAGCCATGATTCATGGGTTATTGTTCAATTTGACTCTTGAAATGAGTGATAACCTGTTCAGTTTTCTGCTTATAGAAAGTCTTGAACTCTCCATGCTTACCTTCTGACTCCCACAACTTATATAAAACGTTGCGTAACCTTTGGCTTTGTGTCTTGGGCTGGTCGTACAAATCTATCTCAAGGCTATCAAGTTCTTCAAGCTCCGATTCTTCCATCGTTTCTGATGCCCTGAAGTACAATACACCAAACTGATCGACCAACTCATCAATAGCCATGACTTCGTTGCTTGTCTTCTCCTGTGTCACGAATCGTATGCTTACGGTTTTGTCCTTTCGACGCTGATAACCATCGAGCATTCCTACTGTTAGGATTCGCATGATGCCTCGTATGCTTCTCGCAGTCGTTGCATCCGTGTGTTCACACAAGAACCGCAGCGTGTAAAACGTGCTTTCATTCGCAAGACATCAATGTACATCTGATTCGCTAACTTTTGTGTGTCAGCAGATATGATGCCCTTGTCATATTCTGGCTCAATACGTTCCTTCCATAGTTTCTTCTGCTCCTCGGTCATGGTCAGGCTATATGGAAACAGTCGATTTAAACGTTCCTTTCGTTCCTGACATCCACAATCATCTGTGATCGCTTCTACTATCTTTTTGATACCAGTAGCCTCCGTAATCTTTTCTACGGTATCACCGAGGCCTTTTGATTTTTTCCTCGATGTAGTCTTTGGCTTTTTTGATGCTGATTTGGATAGTTTTTCGGCTGATTCCTGTTGCATTTGTTAATGTATTTATAGAATGATTGTGAAGATAGTAAATTTTAAACAGTTCCGCTTCAAACCAATAGATGTCTTCCAACAATTTTTCAATTTCAGCGAGCTGTTCCTTGTAGTTCATCTCTTGAAATGTGTCTGGCAGGTTGCCCACAGCATTCATAGGATACTCAAACGTAACGTTCTCAGCCCACCGCTTGTACTTGTAATAGAACCGTGTCGTCTTACTGTAATGACACAGCTTAATCCATCTAATGAGATACCACAATAGCTCATTACGTTCACACATACCACTGTACTTGTCGTCCTCTCTTGTGAGCAACACCAAGATAATGTCATGGGTTAAATCTTCAGCGTATTTTTCACCCACTTGTGCCAAGCAAATCTTTTTGATGTCATCATAAAAGTCTCTTACAAAGCATTCAATACAGTTCACAGCGTTCTCTTTAGTTCCTTAAAAAAATCAATGAGTTCCTTTAACTCTTCTGTTGTGAACTTGCGCATCTGCATTCCTTCCTGTATGATGCTCATTGCTGTACCTTCTCCATAAACCTCATCGAGGCGTTTGCCAAACATCCATTGCTGACCACCATTTTGCAAGTTGCATTTAGGGCATTGGGGCTTGCAGTTCAATGTAACTATCTTGCCGTCTATCTCTTTGTAATGCCATCGGGTATTGTACTTGACACGACTTTGAAAGTGTCCTGCCTGTAAGAGCTTGTAGTCATTGACGGTTAGTCCGCACGTCCAGCATCGTATGCATCCCGAATCATCGGCATGACTTAACCTCACGTATTCCGAGTACACTCGGTCTAATTTCTCTACTGTCTTAGTGCGTTCGCTCACGTATCATAATATAAAAAAAGGGATATGCTCACCGATAGCATACCCCTTTCCAACTGAACAACTTCAAAATTCAAATCAAATCCAAACGAATATAATCATTCTTTTTCTATTGGCGCATAGGCATCTAACTTTTTTCTAAGTCGCGTACCTAAGCCTTCACCTTGCATGATTACACGCTCATCGTTTATAAAGTCGCGTATTAACTCAGGGTCTATCCGATCAATCATACGTTCGACGTATTCATTCTTTACGTTGTGCTGATTTTTTTCAAGTATTTCTGCTCGAATCTCACCCTCGTACCTACGCAAGCATTCCAGTATCTCTGCTGTCTTCAGTCTTTCGTAGAGCTTGCCAAATTTCCCCATGCGAATCATATCGAAACACACAGAGATTTCTTCCAACTTGAGTGTGACGTGTTCCGATAAAATAGCGCGGCAAGTAAACAGCAACTCCTCATCAGAACTGAGCGTTTTCTTTGCGTCAACATCTTTGCACAGCCGACCCACCTCAGCCATAATCCATCCACGACACAGTTCAGGTGCTTGCCTAACTGCTTTTTGAATGTTCGTGCCAGCGTGCCAGGCTTGCTCTGGAGATATGAATTGAGCTTTACCCGTTAGTAATAAAATCGTTTGCCGATTTAACTGTAAATCTGTTTCCTTCAAATCCATTGTTTTTGGGTTTTTCAAATTTGACTTGGTTACGAATCCACAACCGTGCGGCGGCCTGCCAGTCTTTTATCTTTTTTCGACTTTGACCTTGAACCCAACCGTTGGCCGTGTAGTAATCAAAAAACTGATCAGCCAGTGATTCGTCACATCCTTTTTGGTGAAAGTACAAAACACATTCTTCTTGCGTGGGTGCTAAATACTTTGTTTGATTAGACTGTTTAGATACACTGTTAGTATTATATAGACAAATTGGCGACTCTGCCTCGCCATATTGTCTAGGCAGACTAGACAAATTGTCTACCCTGACTGGACTTATTGTCCTCTTACGACCATCAGTTTTTATGGTTATCAGGTTACAGCTTTTGAGACGTTGTATGCTTCTGCTAATCGTGCGTTCGCTTACTTGATACTCTCTCGCTATAACTTCATTTGACTTGAAAAAGGTGTACTCTTCCCAAGTAAACGAATCAATATCACCCCATAGAATCTTGTCCACGGGTTGTAATTCGGGATGTTCCAAGATGACCCTTGGAATCCATAAGCCTTTAAACTGCCTCATACAATACTTCTATTTCGAAAATTTTCGTTTGTGCAAACATATGAGCTTCCATGATGTCAGCAGTCCAAACCACTTCACCATCGTCATCGTAATATGCATAAACGTATCTCTCCATCAGTATTGCGTCTTACCCGTTTTTTTGTTCAACCAGTACCTACAATCATTTAATATAGATACAAGCTGTTCTCTTTTCCAAGAACGAGTAGTTGCAATATAGATGCTGTATATGCCTATGCGATATTTCCTCAGCTCATTTATTGTGCGATCAGATAGCCATTCACTGTCATACATCCGAAGCCAATTTTATTTTGTCTGATGCCTCACGCATTGCTTTCATCCCTCCACTTTTCTTTTCTAAAACTTCGTTTATTTCGTTGCGGCGATGCGTAATCATTTCTACCAGGTCTTCGACTTCGCAGTTGGTGTGATTACGAATGTCAGCGCAATACAGCATAAATCGTTCGGGTGTCTTATGGTAGTATCGGTTGCATTGCTGGCTCACCCAATTCATCTTTTCGTTCATGCCCTTCATGCTTCCGAAATGATATTCAATAAATGTTCTTAATGTCATGGTTCTATTTTTTAAAATGGCATCTTCTCTTTAGGCTTGTCTTCAAACAACGTGTCCCTCATGTGTAACAAGTTTCTTGCTATCATCTTTATTTCGTCGTCGTTGAAATGCTTCCTATCCGTAGACGCATGAATAATGTATTCCATCGCTGCATTGATCGCCCACTGACGACTAATGCGTTCGTCTTTCTCAGCCCAATACGCTTCTTTATTGCCTCCTGCATTGGGTGCTTTGACTTTGCTAATCTTCAGTTTTACACCCCATTTGTTTGACGACGTTTCTACTTCTACTTCATCACCTACACTGTATGGTGGTGCTTCGGGGGAAGTGCTAGATGCCGTGCCAGCCGTTCCGTCTTCACACTCAACCCAAAAGTCATAGAATGATTTGTTGTTCCACGTCCACATAGGGTTATCAGTACGCTCAATAGATTTAATTCTAGTAATCATAATTGTTGATTTTTAAAGGTTTGTAGATTTTGATTAAACCAAACAGATACTTTTTCACGGTGTACAGTTTGATTGGTGGTTCAGGGTTCGAATGAACGGCTACGCAGTTATTCAAAATTTCGTTGATCAGAGATTGTGACACAGGTTTTAATCCCAAATCTTTTCTCCATTGCAACCAAGCTTTTAGTTCTTCGTTTGTCATTGTTCTAAGTTATAAATCCATGTTCCCCATATCCATTTTCTTCTTTCCAATTCTACCTCCATCTCTTCTTTCGTCAACTTCGAAATAAAACATCGAGTGATACCAGGTTCCCATTTGGTGTAAAGAAAGCATTTATACCCTGCTTCAATGAAAGAATCTCTTTTGTCATGCAAATCACATTCGTCAATCTCGTTCCAAATGTTGTTTACTACATACGTCGAGCCTCCAAAGCTGTTGCTGTAATATGACTCTTCCAAACTATACAGTCCCATAGCCTAAATCATTTTGAACTTGTTTAACTTCTTTGTGTCGTTTCTCATACGCTTTGCCGCGTAAGTCTATGTTCTCTTCTTGCAATTTGCGACGCATACGAAATACAGACTCAGGTGTGCTTAATTGCTTCATCGCAATCAAAGCCAGCAGTTCGAAGCCTCTTATATCTTTTGAACTAATGCCTTGAGCTTGTAGTTCTCGTGACCAAAAGTTAGCCAACAAGCGGCTGTCATCGTCACGTAAATCAGGGAATGCCGATAGCAGGTATCGCACATCGTTTTTGGTTCTGTTTATCTTCATTAGCTTAGAATTTGATACAAATATACACATTTGTATTAAACTACCAAACTAAGTAGAAAAAAATATACGCAAGAAAAAACCCCACTCCTCGTTAGGAGATGGGGCTTTTAAAAATCTAAGCTAAATCAGAATGCTAGGTACGCTAATTTACTTCTTTCCTCTCGACTTTCCAAGTACAATCGCGTTAACAATACGCCCAATGACGTTTACTATTTTGTCGTCTTTTTCGGTTTCTGTCAATGCTGTAATAGTTCCAGCACAAGAAATGACTGCCAAGGCAATCTCGCTCCAATGTAAAATCATAAAATCAATCATTTAGTAAAAATTTATATTTCTCACGTGTATTAAAACTTGGGCAGGCTTTATCGCTGAAGTCGTTATGACCAAACAAATCCAGCTTACCCAAAACCGTTTGTAATCCGTGCCACAATTCTAAAAATGCCATCTCCTGATGAACCGTCATGGTATCTTGAGGTTCGTTTGTTTTTGCCGATAGTCCACCAACGTAGCATATCCCTATGCTGTCTTCATTTTCTCCTTTGGTGTGCGCTCCAATGAGATCAATAGGTCTGCCTAACGCTATTGTGCCATCAAGATAAATCACGTAGTGATAACCAATGTCCTTCCATCCTCTTTCAAGATGCCACATACGGATGGTATCAACATCAATGTGCATCCCTTCTTTGGTAGCTGAACAGTGCAATATGACCTTGTTAATTGGCCTCACTCTATGCCCTTTTTAGCGAGTAGCAATTTGATTTCGTTTATCCCCCTCACTAACGCATCTAGGGTTTCTAAGACTTTCGTTTCTTGCTTTTCAAGGGAGAACAAGCGACTTTTTATTTTTGTCACCTCGTTGGTCATCTTTACCCATGTTGCTATAATGCCGCTTACCGCCCCTATGACGACACCTATCAAATCGTAATCCATCGCTTTAAATATTGTATCAGTTTTGCTTCGTTCCTTATCCGTTTAGTAATCTTTAATGCCGATGGCTTGTGCGATGCTGATCGCTTTGTTACTGAGGACTCTGTTTCTGTCAACATTGAGGTTTCCAAAATAGTTGTGACGACTAGGACTTAAATCAGAACCTGTATTTGAAGTGTACTCAGGAAACAGATTTGAATTATGACACAGGTAATCTACTAAGCGACCACGATAAAACATACCTATCTCCGTGGCTTTTTGCACAACCATCTTTATATCGCTGATTCCTGCACTGCTGCCTTGTTCATTGTCTATAAGCGTGACGCTGTTATTTGAAAACCGCAGACGCATCACGTAAGCCACTTCTGCAAAAGCCAGTTGCACCAAACAAGGCTGGATATACTCAGTAACCAATGTTTCGTAGTTCCCAGTTAAAGTAGAGTCTATGATGTCTTGTTTTAACTTGTTGTCCAGGTCAGTACCTAGTGCTGGTAGAATCCATCGGTCTTGGGCAATAAGGATATAGGGATGCAACAGGTTGTCATCCACAGCGGAACCTAAGGCCGTGTCCTTTTTGATGCGTGATGCGTTGATATATAGTGTAGCCATTATTGTTTGTCAATTGGTGCGACAGCTTCATCACCCTGTTGTACTACGTATGGATTGTTTCCGACCTTACGCATAACGTCATCCCAATCCTCATAGAACCCATCGGTTGTGTCTGGAAGACCATCGGGTACATATACATATATAAGTCTTTTCCATCCGTGGTAACAATTTTTACCCCCAGCCCAGCTAAAAATATCATAGCTCGCTTGTCCAGCAGCAGCAAACTTACCATTCACACCATCGGAACTCATGTTTTCAATGTCTTCATAACGGTATTGCACACCGCTATCTGACAAGTCCATCATCTCTATGCAGAAGTCACGACTTTCACCTTGTGGTTGTCGGTTAGTAGCTTTAAAATATTTGTACCTCACTGCAAAAAGGTTGCCCTGTGGACTTACAATATCACCCCACTCGGAAACCATGTCGTAGTTTGAATAATCCTCTAGACCAAATTCATAACGCGAATGCAACCTTTGATCAGATTGGACATCAGTAACAACCTCCTCTTTTAGAAGAAAGAATTCTTTCGGAAGTGGTGCATCCTTGTCGGCTAGGTGATTTAACCAAATTGAACCCTGAGTTGGGGTGATTCTGATTGGCTGCTGCGAAAATGTTTTTTTTTTTTCTTCTTCGGTTTTTTGCTCGATGAAGGATGCAGGAACCAAGTCTTTAAAGTACACATCGAGTATGATGCTGTTGGCTGCTAAGATGCCTTCGATACCGTGAAGCAAGGTGTGTTGGAACGGTTCTATAACGGTCTTGCTATACAAATCGTATGCATCACGCATCTCGTCCGCGTTACTTCCAAAACCGCCACCCTCGCTGCGTAGTCCAAAAAGTAATGGGCTAGTCACACGATGTCCTGAAAGGATTTCTTGGAACGTCTGTTTTGCCAAGAAGTCGTATGTATCGTGGGGGTTGCTCAAATTAAATGGTTCGATAGTAGGTGCTGAATCTTGACCATCATTGAAGGTCATGAGGATTTTTCCAGCGTTACTAGCACCACCAAATTTTTGATATATCAAACGCTCAAGCTCTCGACGCTCATCATCCGTTGGGATGCCACTATTAAACGAAAGCACCATAGAAGGGAACAAGCCACTAGAAATATTGGCTAAGTGAAATTGGGCTATCTTCTTGTCAAGCTCACAGTACGTACACGCTGCTGCGTAATCGGGTAAACCGTAAAAAAAACTGATAGGGCTGTAAGACTTAATATGTACTAGCTGACTAGCCGCTGTGCGATCAGATGTGTTGAACGCTGGTATGGGGTTTGGCGTAAAAGTAGTCTTTGCAGCTTCAGCCCAATTTGTGCTATGATAAAATATCTGAACCTCATCATTGTCGTCAGCCTTTCCACATCGAATGGTGCTTGCTGGCACATGATGTACTTTGCTAATTACGCTTCTATCTTGCGACCAAATGACATTAAGGTAGGCGTTGCCATATAGTTTTAAGTCAAAGGCAGCACGTTTCAATGCATCGTGAGCAAAGAGATTTTTTAGCTTCAACCACTGTTCGACGTTTTCGTCTTTGTTGTCACATTCCAAACCCTCTCCATATATCATATCGGCTGTACCAGTGACAATAGCACCGTGAATACTCGATGAGATAAACAAATCATCAAGGTACAATGGATATAAGTTGTCTTCACCGAAGAAAACCCAATCCTTGTTGCTCTGATCTGTAAAAGTTGGCTGTTGGTACATAGGGTAGTCAACAATTCCTAATTGCGTCTTTTTCATATTCATATGTCTAATCTAATATATAAGATAAGCAACTTCTTTAGAGCTTTATTAAGTACAAGAGCAAATCCAAGACGGTGATTATGCCGTCTGAATTCAAATCGTAAATAGGATTGTATGGTGGTGGAGTACCCATGAAATACGCTAACAAACTATTGAGAAAGTTGTTATTCATCGTCCTTGTCCTTTGTATGGTTTTTTGTAGTTCTTAGATTGTTTGTGTTTCGATGCTTTGGTTTTGGCATGAACGTTTGGACGCGATACATGGCGATCAATACGAACTTGAACGACTTGTTTTTTTGCCATTCATAAAGACTTTAGGTGTTTAAGACGAAATCTGGTAATGCACTTGCAATGGCTGTGTCTACAATTGTATCTAGGTTTGTTTCTTCTGCAATGTTATTGTATTGAATCTGCAAGTGATGTGGATACACACCCCCGTTTTCAAAAGCATTTAAAGTAATGTAAATGTTGCTTTGCTGTATGGTAACAGACGAAATTGCTACTGTTGGGTTCAGCAAAGTGAAACCACCATTTTCAAACTCTTTTGTTCCCGTGTAACTCCAAGTTTTGTTTTTGAATTGAAAGGCCATGATTAAATGTTTTATTGGTGCAATAATATTGCAATATATTTAAGAATATATACCGTACTCACCAGCAAGAAGCGTGTATGTTATCGCTTCTCCACTGTTAGGATGAATATAAGTATAAATGCGATCAGACTCAATTTCCATGCTTTCGTATGAGGCTTCCCATGAATCCTCATTTATTTTGACGCACTCATCAAGGCTACTCTCAATAAAACCCCAATTAAAATTTGGGGCGCGATTATCTATCCATTTTCGAGATAAATCATCTTCACTGTGAATAATTACCGTGTACTTTGCCATTATATAATATATAGGGGTTCAGGTTTTGATCCGTCTGATTGACATAACCCATAAAATGTAGGGGTTGGTGATGTCAATTGAATAAATGTGGCTGTGTTAGAGTTGTGAGCTACTCCGTTAGTTTTATATAGGGGTCGCCTATCGTAAGCACCGCAAACGTACCAAGAACCGTTTTTCTTTCCAGCCGCGTAATAAGAGAAGGAAGAATACTTTAGGTTTACAAATTCTGTCCACCCCGTATCTGTTCCTATTCGAGTCCACGATGTTAAACTCGAAGTGCTTCCATCGCCTCTTGTTCCACCACCAAACGAACCGCCCGTGCCTACATGGTAATGATGACCACTGGTTGTTTTAATCGCCTTAGTATAATTTGCGCCGCAATGAACCGATTGCCAGTCGGTATCACTATGAACCAACGTAGGAGTCGTTACATCTGAGGTTGTTCCAGTGCCTAATTTGGCAGAAGCCCCATCTCCCCAAGCGTAGAGCTTTCCCCCATCTCGAATCCCGACACACCAATTCTCACCACAACTAAAAGAAGTCCAATCGCTATCGGTTCCTATTTGAGTCCATGAAATTGTATCTCCGCTTGTGGTTCCTTGACCAGTTCTCCCATCTGTATTATTTCCAGCAGACCATAAAGTCCCGTCTGTCTTTAAGGCTATTGTAAATCCGCTTCCGCATTGAACCGAAGACCAATCAGTATCCGTTCCTATCTGAACAAAATTACTATATTGGTTGGTAGTATTTCCTCGCCCAAATTGACCATCACCATTGTTGCCAATAGCCCAAAGGGTTCCATCGGTTTTGATTGCTATGGTATGTTGATGACCAGAGTCAAATTCACTAACAGAAGTAAGTGTAATCTTAAACTTTCGAGTCAAACCTCCATAACTACTGCCTGATCCAGTATTAGGGCTTTGACCAGAAGTCAACCATAAATTATTGGAAGTGTCCAATATCCCAACGGTATATCTTCCTAATCTGACCTTGCTCACTTGAGAATTAATTAGTGGAGTGCCGTTAAACTCACATAAAGAGAAAAGCGTTTTATCTCCCGTTCCCAAAGCAAGAGAGCTTAGAGTACCATCGCCAAGAAATATGACTCCCGAAGTTGGTTCTGATGCTCCACCCGAAGGAACGTCTTGTCCGTTTATAGATGCGATATTACCCATGTCGATACCGTTTTTTTGACTTACGTTTGGCATTATGCAAGTGTGATGTAGTCATTAGAAGGATTAAACCAAATCTGTCCATTAGTGCCATCTAAGCAGTAACCAATTACTCGAACTACATCTCCAGTCGTATAAGCAGACACATCGCTAGTTACGTGTCCAGCCGTAGTCCCTACGTACAATTCATCACCAGTGGCTTCTGTGCCGTCAATTGCCGTGGCTTCCATCGTAAAGGTACCTCTAAGAAGCATACCGTCTGTATCCGATGCAGTGCCTAGAGCAATAGCAAGAAGAACGCTACCTGAGCTGGCGACAGTATTTGCGTCTGCCTGAGTCCAGCCACCTGAAGAATTGAAGTAGTACAAATCTCCTTGTGTCATGCTTGTAGTAGCACCAAAATAAACCACATCCCCACGATAGTCGTAATCTGTATTTGATGTTTTTTCTATTTTAACACCCCCAGTAACTTCGAAGTCACCATTGATTCGCACCAAGTCAGTATCGAACTCCCCGTAGATAAGTGGTGTGGTGGAGTTGCTGTTCTCTATGTAGAGTTTGTTAGAGCCTGTTTCGTTATATCCTGCCTGATAGCCTATGAAAACACCGTAGTCTGCTCCGCTATACCCAGCACCATGACCAACAGACACAGATCTAATATTTCCGTTATAACCTGAAAAAGCACCAATAGAAACATTTTTTTCTGATGCCCCCTGATAGTTTGATTGATAACCTAAACCAGTGTTTTGATAGCCATTGGTTATCCCCCCTCCTTGCGCTTGGTAGCCAATAGCGACGACTCCGCTACCGCTACCAGAAGCCTGATAACCCATTACGGTGCTGCTGTTAGATGTTCCTACATCCGCGCTGTACCCAACAACAGTGTTGTATCCTGCTGTTGTGATACCGTCGCCAGCCTGATACCCTACTGCTGTGTTACCAACCCCAGTAGTCAGAGCAGTTAATGCTTGGTAGCCTACGGCTACTGTGTTGTCTACTGTCGCGTTTACAGCAGCCTGATAACCAATAGATACGTCTTGAGCCCTGTTGTTACCAGCCATACCTCCAATAGCGACCCCGTAGTTATTGGTCTTGGCGTTAAAGCCCAACGCAGCACCAAATACCTGAGCGCGTGAACCATACCCGACAAGAGCTGCATTGTTGTAATAAGCTTCTACATCTTTACCAATAGCTACCGTTGCTGAAACCCCAGCGTTTACCCTGACACTGTCGCCTAAGAAAACATTGTTTGATCCAGTAGTGAGCGCAGTCGCCGCTTGATAACCAACCGCTGTATTTCCAGTGCCAGTAGTCAGCGCAGTAAGAGCTTGGTAGCCGACTGCTACTGTGTTAGCGAAGGTGGAAGTACCAGAAACGCCTACTGCGGCACCAGATCCAACTATGGTATTGTACCCTCCGCTTCCAGCGTTTTGAGCAGACTGGTGTCCAATTATGACGTTATCTGTGCCTGTGGCATACTGTCCAGCTTGATAGCCAGCGTAAAATCCATTAATACCACCATTTTGACCAGCGAAATGACCTATTGATGCTGCATAACTGTTATTGCCTTGATAACCTGCTGACCAGCCAACAGCAACAGATCTGACTCCACTGCCAAATCGGTTAGCGTTATAGCCAATTCCGATATTAAACGCGTTGTTGTTGGCTGCCAGTGCCAGTTTTCCAATACCAACTTGTGCAGATCCATTACTACCAGCGTCTTTTCCAATAAAAACACTTTCACCTGCGTTAGCCACAGATTTTCCTGCATTACGACCAATAAACACATTATCACCACCTGTTGTCAAAGCGGCACCTGCTTCATAACCTACTGCTGTATTGCTATACCCAGTGGTCGAAGTAGTCAAAGCCTGATAACCTACCGCCGTATTACCAGCACCAGTAGTCAACGCGGTTAATGCTTGATAACCTACTGCTACTGTGTTGGTTGCAGTAATTGTGCTATTCTCAGTAGATATTAATACGTTATTACTAGCGTCCGTAATGTTAGCTTTTCCAACAACATGAAGGGGAGTAGCAGGGGTAGTCGTGCCAATACCTACATTTCCAGTGTTGTAATAGATATCGCTACCAGAGGTTGTCCAAGGGGACGGTGTACTGGGCGTTGGTGGAGCAGAATTAGTCCAAGCTCCATTTAGGTATGTTAAGTAACTCCCAGATGCTATTGTTTGTCCCGACTGCGTTACATCATTAAGGTCAAAAATCCCGTCGGGAATCGTGTTCAATTCCGCTTGTAACCCTGTAACGTTTTCAATGCCTATGGTTATCTCATCCTGCGCAATGGTTGTCCAATCGCCCTGTCCGTATGCTAAAAGCTGACCCGTCGTCGGTTCGCCTGCGTCCACGTCGGTTAAATCGTCGAGACTTAGGCTTACGGCCCCCGTCTGCGTATTGACAGAAGTAACGGGAGCTGGGGGTGGTGAAGGAAGAGCCGCAGGTTGCCATTCAGTTCCCGACCACGTTAGGGCATATCCAGGTGTAGGGGTTATCGAGGCAACATCATTAAGGTCACGAAGATTCAGCGATTTTTGAGCGAACTTTCGAAGTACCGCATCATATGCTAAAACCATACCTTCCGCTACCGTCTGCGGAAAATACTGAACGTCTGTAAGTTGTTGAAGTGAATCAGCACCGCTAATATCTAAAGATGCCGTACCCTGATTGTTTCCACTAAGTTTACCGTTAGTGACTTCAATAAGCCTTACATACGGTAAGTCCGTTGCTCCGTCATACGTCTTTACACGTAGCTTTTGACTTACGCTAGGTACTAAGCCTTGGTCGTCGCTAGGAACATATGTCGTGGACGTGCCGTCATCGTTGTAAGTGTTGTATTGACTTGTAGCGAAAATTGGGTTTCCCGTGACAAAACAAGCAACGGTGGCTAAGTGATTAGATGTGGTGACATCCGTGAAAACAGCCATGTATTGTCCTTCAGGATAATCAGTAGCCGTAAAAGAAAATGTTGACGCACGTTTGGTGCTGCTAGTAGCTGTAAGCGTAGCGGCAAATTGTTGTTCTGTCATCTGGAATGTAAAAACCACATTCACAGAACTCACGACCTTTCCCAGCACGACGTTGAATGTTCGTGCTTCGTAATTAGCTAACTGAATCATCACTTAATAATATAAGACTTACAACATTGGATAATTAAAAGCAATTTTTCCACCCAAGACAATGCCGCACCCTAAAGCAGGTTTTTTATAATCCTTGGCATAGGCCATTGCGTAAGAAGTCGCATCAATTCCGCACCCTGTTTGCATAGACCAAATGTGTTCCTTACCAAACATATGTACCGTTTCCATCTCTGTATGTCTATGACCTTGAACCGTGCTTTGCATATCGTTTTTTGCTCGTGTCCGAGCTGTTGATCCCTCACCATGAATATATTGAACACCATCGTATTCTACGCGATTTACCCAATTCCAATTTGTCCCCAATACTTCGTTGTAGCTTTTTATCCAAACGCTCGGTATAGCCCCTGTAAACGCTTTTCTCATTACAATCCTATCATGATTGCCAATGACTACATCAGCCACGGGAAAAGCCTTCTTCCATTCTTCTACGTGTTGAATAGCCAACTCCAACTCATTCTGTGGGCTATATCCATCAGGATTAGATTCCCATCGACTACTGGCGTGAGCATCAAGAATATCTCCGATAAACATAACTTGATTGCACCCAAA